TTTTCTTTTAACAATATCACGCAATATGCCAACATTGTCTTCGGAGACATACATTGATTCCAATACCTCTCCCATTGTTTTAGTGTAATTTGTCATAGTTGCGTTCCTTTAATAACTATTTATCTAAACTTAATTGTCTACTTTTGAACCAGCACGCCATTGATAACAAGACCAATATCCTGCTGTGGTTTTGTCTTTTTTCTGATCGCAGTTATGTCTTGCACGAAAATTCTTTCTTGCTTCTGGGTCATCACGATTGATGCCCATTTTTGGATCACCAAACCGAACAACTACCACTTTACCACTTGGGCCCATTGTGTATACTTTAAACTTCTTATTAGGATTTTCACTTGTTCTAATAGGGTCATTAAGTTTTACTTTTTTACCCTGATATTCTGCTTCTACAATAACGTGGTCATACAAATCATCACAATCATCACAACATGATTCTTCACTTGCTCTTTGAATTTGGTCGGGTGTTGGAGCTCCTTTATCACCTTTCTTTCTCATTTTCTCACCAGAACCCTTTGCAATTCTATCTTTCTTTTTTCTGATATTATCCCAAAGACTTTCAGTTTTAGTTTCAGTTGATTCTCCCCGAACTTGTTTTGCAAGGTCAGCATCTGCTTTCCCCCAAGTTCCAGAAGATTTGGTAACAAAAGAATTGACTCTTGCAAACGCCCACTGTTGTGCAGTAGTGCCTGGCCTGTGTCCTGTCTTGTATGCAGCCATTCCTCTATCGTATACTTTCTTGAGAATACCGTACGGCATACCAGATTTTTTTGCTTTTGTTACTAAACCTTCAATTTTTTCATTTAACTCAAATTCTTCTACCTGTGTATCTAAATAATCTGACATATCATCAATTCTAGATACCGCAGTTGCAACTTTGTTTGTCCACCATGTAGGCAAATCATCTTCATCACCAAGTTTGTTTAACTCACCTTGCATCTTTTGAAGAGCAGACATTGCAATCTGTACTTTGTTTTTCATTGATGCAACATCAGTGTGACCACTTTCACTTAACATTTTATTGATGTTATCAAGCAAAGATTCTCTCTTTGAAAGATAAGCTGCGATTGCCATCTCTTTACGTTTTTCTTTAGACTTACCTTTAAACTGTGGTGAATCAGACTTTGCGAAATCATCAATGTAATCTCCCATGTCTGCATCTTTACCAAGTTTCTCCGTTTTAACTTTCATTCCCATTTTTTTTCGTAATGCATCTATTTCTTTTTTAATTGCATTTTGTTTAGGTGACCTGCCAGGAGCTTTTAATGCTTTATTTTGAAGTTTAAGAAGTTGTGTTCTTTGTTCTGGTGTTCCTTTCCCACCAAAAAACTTATCGCTATCATATTTTTCTCTTGCTTCACCATACATCTGTTTGAACTTCTTAGTAAACTTAGATGGTTTAGTTGTTGCAGATGCATCGCCAGGCGCAGGGCCTTTTTTCTTTTTATCAAAGTGCCTTGCACGAGCTTGTTTGGTAGATTTTGACATTTTATCACCCTCTGTATCTTTTGCGTAGTATTTTGCTGGTTGTGTTCCTTCTCTATCCTTAATGTCTTTGTCTTGTTTCACTTCGTTAATTTGTTTTCCATAGTTATCTCTGTTCATGACTAAGAACATTTTTTCTGCGAGTATGTTACCAGCAACATAATCTGCAAGATAATGAAATCCTGCTTTTACTCTACCTAGTCCACATTCCTTTGCAGCTTCTTTAACACCCCTTTCGTGTTCTGGAAACTTTGATGAAACATATAATGCAACTAACATAGATTGACATGCATGTCCACTTGGATATGCTGGTGTGTTACTTGTAACACTTGACATAGGTTTTATAGAACTGTCTACTTTATGTGGTCTTGCAACATCAAAACTGTCTTTAAAATAACCTATTGTTGGTTTTGCTTGTAGAACTATATCCTTCATTTCAGTATCGTGAAATACTAAATTGTTATTTTCACAATATTTTTCAATTGCATAAAATGAATTTTTGTCGTGTACTTTAATTGACTCTTCATCTTCTGGTGTTCTATTTGCAATAATCTGTTTTAACTTATTTGCTTCTTCTTGTAAGTTTGCTGGAGGCGTTGGTAATTTAATACGTTCATGCACATTCTTTGGAAAGAATTCAAATTCTTCTTTTACCAAACTTTCGGACACTCCGTAATCTGCTTTTAATTCTTTCGGCAACTTACCTTTCTTAACCAAACGATTAATATAAAGTATAAGGTCACGAGCTTCAACATCTTTATATCTTCTTGCAAGATCAGTTGCCCATTTTGAAGGACTTCTTCTATGGTCATCGTCTTTCATACCATCAACATAGACTTTTACAATCTGTTCATATCCTTTAGGATGTGTTATTTGATTTATTCTTCCAACCGCACGATCTATCCAAGGAATTGCTGAACTAAGTTCGTTAATACTTTCTTGCATCTCTTTGGTTTTCTTTTTCATCATTTCTATGTAAGAACGATACACAGCAGCTTCAGCGGTCTTACCCATTTCTTTTGCACGTTGTTCCATTGCAATTGCAGCTTGTATCTTATGAGCGTGTTTCTTACCAGAGTTTTTTATTTTGTTGACACTTACTTTTGCAGTCTCTACGTCTTTAAAACCCAAACCTTGAATTGTTCCTTTAGGATTTTCATCTGTGTATAAATCAGAATGTTTATCACTTCCAGCTGGTTGTCCTTTTTTACGAGGTATTCTTGGTTCTTCACGCAAACGTGGTTCTCTACGATTCTTTGATGGGTTTTCGTTGCGTAGGTTTTCTGGGTCATTGTTCATAGGGTTGTTGTCTTTGTGTCCAACATCCATACCTATTTTAGTTTTGTCACCCATCACCCTACGAGCTTTATTTCGTGAGGAACGTCTTGCAATTTGTTCTGGTCTACCCTGATAATTATCGTACTCTTTACGATAGTTTCTTTCACTCAATTCTTCAAATGCAAGTTTAGGCCCAGACGTTCTGAAATCTTTCTTTCTCATTACCGTCTTTGCAATCAACTCTAACTTTCCACCCTTTAGGTCAAGAACAAACGGCATATTGATATTAGTTTTCATATCGTTGATGACTGCTTCTGCATCAGGGCCAAGTTTCGCAATCTTCTTACCGTATTTCTTAAAAGACTGTTTGAATAATCGTACCAGTTCAGATGTTGTGATTGGTGCTTTATTGCGAGCATCATTTACTCTATCCATGAAGTGGCGTGTAAATTCTACATCAATACCGACCACACCAAATAACTTGTCTGCATATTTTTCAATCTGGTCTAAATCTCTTTTAGTAATATCTTCTAGTATTATATCGTGCAACCATGCTTTGTGAACTTTGTTATTCTCGTCTACATACGAAAGATAGTTTGCACCTTTACGAATAACCTCGCCACGAATATCGTTTGCTTCTACAATATCGCCAACATTCCAAATCTGTCCTACAAGATATGCATCACGCAAAGTTTCAAAGTCAGACATGTCTCCCATATCACGTTCTTCACGAATACCCATGTATTTGCGAACATCACGATATAGTTTCTTTTTATCTGTATCAGATAACGTAGCAGGAATACCTGTACTGAATGAATCGTAGTCACCATCAACTGCAGCTGCTCTCATTTTAGATGCAGACATACCTTCTACACCTTCGGCATCAGGATCACGTTCTCCAGCAGACACAACTTTAATATTGTCAAACTTATAGTACCCATGTCGTTTTCCTTCGACACCATTGTAAGTTCCAAGTAGTGTATCAAATTCTTTAATACGATCAGAACCAGCAACCATGACTAAATTCTTATACCCCTTATCATAAAGTTTTACTGCGATATTAATTGCGGTCTTAGAATCTTTGTCTGCAATAATATTTTTCGCATACTTCTTGAACATCTTTCTCATATATGCAACTTTTAGTGCATGAGGAAGTGGGTCTTTTTTAGGATTGGTTGTGAACGATGGGTATATTTGATACGGATTTGAACCAGCAACCTGAGAAACCTTCTTAATAAGTTTCTCATGGCCAATAGTAGGTGGATTAAAACGCCCAAAAGTAAATACAATAGTCTCTTTTGCTTCGACTAAATTTCTAAAATCTTTCATTTGTCCCATGCCTTTATAGCAGTGAAGTTGTTATACGAGAACTCCATACGGTCTACTAGTTTAACCGCTCCACCACTTACTCTATCAATAGCGACATAACCCTCTGGGTTAGTCACCTTAAATCCATTTTTGGTCTTTACAAATGTATCTGTCAAACCCTTTACACTATTTAGTTTTTTAACTATCTGCATCTTTGCTTCAACCAATAGATTCTGGAAAGTAATAATTTGAATTAAGTTTCCTGTGTGTTTTCTCACCTCACGCATATACTCTTTCTGTATGTTTTTGTACTTCTCTTTTCCCTTTGGAGATTTTGCTTTGTCAATTTGTTTTTGAATAGACATTTCAACCCACTTCTCGTACCCCTTTGCGTGAGCAGATGGATTTTTAATTATCTCTCCTGCACGAACTTTTGAGTTGTTATAGGTTTTGAGAGAAGCTCCTGCAACTGCACCTGTCATACCATTTTGCACTGTCAGAAACTTTCTTAATCCATTAGCATTAATCCTCTGAAAAGTTTTTCCAACTTGTGATAGTATTTGCGTAATCTTAGCATCTTCTGTAGTAGTAAATGTTGCCTTACCAGCAACATCTTTATAAGTTGCATCGTCCATCCATACAGTTGCTGGTTTGTTAAGTGAAGATATGTTTGCACCAAAAGATGCCTTCATATCTTGTAACGCACTACCAGTATATGTGGTGTGCCAGACGATACCGACTTTTGCTTTGTTGATGGTCTTACCCAATGCAGAATCAGTAGGCACAGCGTAAACAATCGTGTTAGGTTGAAACGTGTAATACTTAGTGCCATCAATAGTTTCTGATTCTACATCATCAGTAAACATTAGATCACCTTGTAGAACGTCCTTGATACCTAATTTGGAAAACTCTGCAAGTGCGACTTTGAATTTTGAGTTGAGCGCTCCAGATAAATCATCGTCAATCTCTGCGTTTGTTTTGTATAATTTTGGATTGACATTAAATACTGATTTCTT